GCTAAATACAGCGTCCCCGGCGCAGTGTATGCGGCTGCTCCAAACACATGATCAAGTATCTCAGTCTCTAAAAAATTTGAAAAACTCATCCTAGTCCTCTCACTTTTAATGTTAATCCAGATCCAGAGTATCTGGCGTTCTCTGAACTCTCGTTCAATCGTAAAACTGCCGCAGCGTACATTTGCGCCCAGACAATCATTCTTTCATCTTCTTGCAAGTATGGAGCAGAATGCATTAACGATCCATATAAATATACATCAGGATATGCATCCAGCAACCAATTTGTTGCGGTCGAAGCCGATAACGCCGGGATCTTCCCATAAAATAACAGCTCTATTGTGTACTGCGCGTCAGGCGTTGGATAGAGCTGGAACTGGCCATCTGCCATGCAGTAATACTGTGGCCTTCCCGCTGTATCCTCTTGCCCTGCCCGCTTATCCGCCATTGACTGCCTAGAGATTAGATCTAGCGGTGATGTGCCTGTGCCGGTCACATGAGCGCGTATGTTCTCAAGCCAATTAGACGGCACCTGCATATACTCATCGCCCGCATCTTGTTGTGCGTTCGATCTTTCCTCCATCTCGAAATGCCTTACGTCTCGATTAATTTGCGATTCGGCCAACTGAATGAACGTTGGGATGATGCTAGTTAGATCGCTTCGATTAAGATAATCGGCGACCGTTGATTTTAGTGTTGTGTAGTTTGTAATCGTCATTTCATGTCCTTAGAATTTACTTAGTAAGCCTTGATTCTCCAAGTACCTTAATGAGTTTTCATTGAGTTGCCCACCAACCATGTTTAAGTTTAACGCTCTTTGATCGGTTGGCAGTAGATTATTTGGATCCACAATGGATCCATCTTTTCTGCCTACGGCTTGCCTTTCCCAAGGCATTCCAAATCCTGATTTCTTTGATCCGGCAGTTTGCAGATTAACAATGTCATAAGCCGTCAAATTTCTTTCAAGTAATCTTGCTATCATCTCTCCGGGCAAATCTGTGGGATAACTAAAATGATCAGATGGAGTAACTTTTCCAGCTAAATCCATGACGCCTACGTTCCTAAAGGCGCCATCTATAGAATTAAGTTGATCCATATCTGATACGCCAGCTCGAATCTCTGCGGCAGACAACAAATCACTGCCGAACGCCGTATCCATATTTGTTTTTGTTTGTTTTGCTCCCAACCTAGTAACTATAGCTTTCCTCAACTCGGCTGGAGCTTTTCTCATTTGCTCAATGGATTTTGGATCATTGATCCCTGCCCAATCATCTATCCTGAAGTTCTTCATTACGCTTTCTGTTTGAGGATCCCCATTAGCCTTGAACTTGCCCTTTATATCTTTAGTTACTTTAACGTCAAAGCCTTTATTTCTAATAAGATCATCTAACCTTTTCTTCCCTGCTGCTTCAAGCGTCTCATACGCATAACTCATCTGCAACTCAGCGCTAAACGTTGCAAAATCAGATCCAGATGGAGTCATGGTATGTGGCATTAATACCGGATCAACACCAAATTTATTTTTTAAATACTTCCCGTACTCCATGAGTTTATTGGACACCTCTGGGGCGTTTGCATACACATTGCCCTCCATTTGGAATCCGTAATCCTGACCGCCTTGCAGGTGTACCGGCCTTGATAATTTCATGCCTTTAAAATTAGTGATTAATTGCGCTGTTTCACTCCTGTCAGCCATAGGAGAAATAAATGGAGTGCCAGCATTTGCAAGATCAACAATACTTATTGTGTCGTTTACATTCTCAGATAAGTCGCCAATTTGCTCGGTTTGGTAACGTAAATTTTTTACTTTTTCCTCACCAATTTGAGTTCCACCACCATACCTAGTGTCAAATTCATAATCCGCAACAGATCTTGGCCCACTTGGGGCAGCGTCAGACAATAAGCCAGTTTTGCGCATTGTATTCTCGAACATTTCCTGCGCCTTTGGAGTCGCGCCTTTTATAGCCGACTTCGCCAAAGGTTTAGCCACCGCACCCGCACCAGCCAGATCAGCGCCAAGAAAGAGAGTATCTGCAAGACTGGTCTGTCTGTTTGGCTTAATTCTAGGCAATAATCCGCCAGTGCCTTGATACGGCATATCGAACGGAGAGTTACCGTATGACCAATTCTCGATCTCCTCCGGCGTCTGGCCAACAATCATATCGCCAACGCCAGATCCGCCAAATAACGGGATAAAATCAGGAACGGTAGCTTTATTCCCAAAATCTCTCACGGATTCGAATCCTCTTGATACTGATCCGAGTAATGAGTTCTGAGGAATGGCCGACATCTCATCTTGCCTGCCAAGTAAACCGGCGTATCGAGCCGCAGCCCGTCGCCTTGCTTCCTCTCTATAATCAACAGCCATTACGCCAATCCCTTTAAGTTACGTCGTATCGGCTCGCCCCAGCTCTGTGACTGTGGCTTGTATCCAACCGCCAAGTAACGCATTGCATCTGCGCCGTGTGATGTCCAGTCATGCCTCGGCCTGCCTCGCCACGTCCTTCCCCTCTCATCAAAGTCTCGCTGGTATTGGCGCAATGATTCAATGCCTCGATCACACTTATTATCAAACCAGCAACGGCCAATCATGCTGCGAACGGCCTGTATTCCATCGTCAATCATTAGTTTTGGGGCAATTGTCACCGGCCTGACATTAATCGTTTCAAGAGTTTCCAGCCTCGACTTACCAGTTCCAAGCTCTCTAACTTGTACATCATGCGGAAGAATATGCGACTCATAGACGTATCCCTTATCTTGCAGCACCTTGGCGTAGTGGTCTAGGCCAACGCCAGAGCTTTCATAATAGTCAATTAGCCTAACCTCAGCCCCAACATATTGCGCGAACCAAATGGCGGTTGAATCACCGATGCCTAGATCCCACGATGTTACAACTCCTAAGGCACTATCATATGGAACTGCACCAATTCGTCCACTATTTGTTGCCTCTTTCATTTCGGTGCCGTAGTACGCCCCGGTAATCGCCGCCTCAAAGCTACACTCAAACTCCTGCTCGTATCGATCCTCGCCCATCACCTTAAGTGACGCCTTCAGCTCCTCATCCGGCAGCAGCCCAGTCTCGCTTGCCTTATGCATCGCACAATACCAAGTCGAGTCATGTTGCGCTGCATCATAAACAGTCCAAAACTCATTTTTTCCTTTAGGAGTACCGATAAACGTTGCCCGGCCTTGCCTATCTGATATAGCTGGCCTGATAACGCTAGACCACGCGTTCATCGGAAAATCTGCCGGTTCATCTAAGCACACCGCATCAAAGTACAAGCCTCGCATTGAGTCGGCAGTCTCGGCGCCAAATAGCCGTATCCTAGCGCCATTAGGAAAATCTATGCGCAGCTCTGTCTCATTGATCTTAATGTCTGGGATCGTGGACGTAAATTCCTTGCAATAATCCCACGCCACAGCCTTGGCTTGGCGATAGGTCGGGGCAATGTACGCCACTCGGACGTTTGGCTTATTGATTGTCAGCGCGTCCTTGATCAAGTCATTAATGGCTGCGACAGTCTTGCCGCACCGCCGATGAGCCACCAAGCAGGCAAACCTGTTTGTTCTATTGTGGAACGGGAGCATCACGTCCCTTGGCGTGTACGGAATTGTAATCTCAGGCATAAAATCCTAGAAAGTCAATCATCATCGCAAACACCGTCACCAGTAAGCAAGTCACCATACCAAATAAGAACTTATCGAAGTTATTCATCGTCTTTTCCCTTCCACTTGATAATCATTGGGCCGCCTGACTCTCCTGTATGCTCAAGCTGCTGTTTTTCTCCGTATCTTTTCGGAAGAAGTTTGCTCGCTATCCACTTGTGCGCGTCAACCTTCAACCGCGCCACGTTGTATGTGGCCGGGTCTGCTGCATACGCAATCTCAAGGATGTCTTCGGCTGCAAACTCTTGTTGCGCGTTCTTCGCCATCGCGTACTTGGCGCGAATGTTTTCGTGCCTGTACATCCACCGATAGAATGTAGACTTATCTGGCGCCCAATCCTCTTCCTTGCAGATTCGATTCAATGATCGACCTGCCGCCAACTCCTCGCAGATTCGATCCACCAACTCATCAGTGTGATCAGTTGGCCTGCCCATTTTTACTTCTTCAGTCATCTATAACTCCATCTTATTTATCGATAATTATACGCGGATAAAAACGGAGCAGAAATTCGGATACGGATACTGTCTATACTAGACAGGTATCCGCTCGTATCCGTTTTCTACATCTGCCAGAAACATATCCGTTTTCCATATCCGTTTTTAGTTAAGCTGTTGATTAATATAGACTTTAAAACGGATACCGTATCCGTATCCGTTCGTATCCGTTTATCCGTTTTATTGGCACTTTTATGACAAGTGTTTGATTTCATTGTATTAAAAAACGGATAAATCCGTTTTATCCGTTTTATCCGTTTTGATCATTACTGTCTCCAAAATCTATGATCAAACTGGCTGATTTTGCCGACCATCCGCTGTCATATTTCTCAATATAATCGGCATCCATCAGCACACCAATGAGCGAAGTTGCGGACGGTTGTAGCTGCTTCTTGGCGTAAGATTCAGTCGCCCCTAACTCATTAACCTGATAGTTAAGCAATGCACTGCGAGATAAGAATGGCCTCTTTTGATCATCTCGATCCCTGTTGCAATGATGCCACGCTCTCTCAAACCGTCTACGATTCTCTTCGACACGCGACACTTTCTTCTCAACTTTGACAGGCTGGCTGACTGAATCCAACACAACCGATGACACCTGATCGCCGTCCTCATCACGCCAGCCTCGGATATTGACCTTCTTTAAGTCAAAGAATAAGCTCTCCTGCATCTCGGCATCTTTCATCTTTCTCTGGATAACTTCGATTGGGCCTCCGTTCTTGCCCGGCTTCACGCTAATCTCTATATCAAGCGCCCCACGCCATGCGCTAGAACCTCTGGCACGGTGCTGCGCCTCATCCGATACGCCTGTGTGATGCACCAGTATGACGGTGCAGTCGAACTCTTCCATGAGTAAGGCGCATGAATCCAGCATGGTCTTGGCGTCCTGAGCGCTGTTTTCGTCACCTGCGAGAAACCGATGAAGCGTATCTACCACAATGGCTTTTGGCCTTTGATGCTCTGGCAATGCTCGGACGTTATCAATAATCTTTACCAAGCCCTCTGTTGTATTCAAATCGGTTCCGGTCTTACTCATCCAGAAATCAATATGCTCAACCTCATGGTGCTGCATCCATGCTGCAACTCTGGCGCGTAATCCGTAATGCCCTTCTCCGGCCAGATAGACGATTGGGGCGTGCTTTGTCTTGTTACCACACCAATCCCTGCCCTCCATCTCTGTGGCGGCCATTCTGAGGCACCAATCAAGCACCAAGAACGTCTTGCCTGAGCCAGATGGGCCATGAACCATGACCAATCCGCGAGTAAGCCAATTCTTAATGTCCCAACTCATTGGCGCTGGCTGCAACGTAAACTCATTTGCATCGACCAGCCAGTCCAGCTTAATTTCTTGAGGTTCGAGTAGCGCGGCCAAGTCATGACCAGCCAAGAGGTAGTCATTAGCATCCATGCCGTCCAAGGGGGGGAGGACAACGTGAACGCCAAACTTAGCCGAGGATTGGTCGGCATAACTTTTGCCCACGCCACTCGAATCGTTATCTGCCACGACGATTATACGCTTTGATCCGCCGTGACGCTCCCTGAGTTGCCCTGCAACACTGGGAATATTAGATGCTGAGTAGGCCACATAACAAGCAACACCTGTAGTCTCATAGATCGTTGCGGCAGTTGCATAGCCCTCCGCAATATAGATGTGAGACTCTTCGTTTGAGCCAATGCGCCAGAAAGATCCGCCAGTTTTACCGCCCGTATGGTAGAGCTTGCCACCGTCGCCAGTGATATATTGGACTGTGGTCATCTCGCCATCATCATTAAATAGAGGCACAATGAGCCGCCCGTCGCCAGTGACTCTTGCGCCATGTGCTGTAATTTGCTTCTTGACCAGATATGGATGATCACTGTTAGCCTCGGCACTGTCGGCCCAGATACGCTCAACGACTTCTGAGACGTTATCGCGCATCAGTTTCTCGGATTCCTCACGCGCTTGCCGAGCCTCCTCCATTTTTCTCGTGAACGCCATCTTTTCAT